GCTGTGAAGGTGGTGGCGGTTGAGGAATAAATTGTGGTTGAACGACTTGTTGTTGAAAATTTGACCTATATGTGTTCATTGTTTCTCTAGCCTTCAATCGCTGTTGTTCTTCTTTCTGCCGCTTTGTCCAATATGCTGCAATTCTTCTATCTAACAATAACATTTCAATTTTATCATTTAATGCTAAATCAAACAGGGCTTTCATTACTAATATACCACCAATGGTCATTAAAGCAAATACAGCGGCGTGTGAATATGCGCTAAATGCTAATAAATCCCCATATTGGGCATAAAAATAAACATTCACTCCACTCATTGTTCCAATGAACAATATGGTCATCACTAGTCTTGTATCTCTTTCTAAACTTGGCATTTTATCAACTCAAGCATAGTTAATTGTAACAAAACCAGAACCTGTGGTAATCTGCAAATAAAGGCCATTTGATGCTATTGCCCCATGCATATCATATTCATGATTTACTGCATCGCCCTTTAAGTTTACTCTAACTATTTCTTTCTTACCAGAAACAGTTGTATTGTCACTATCCCATAACTTAAAGGTAAACAAAGCATTACCTGTAGCAGTAGCATGAATGCTAACTAGTTTCGTTCTGCTAGTATTAACTATACTTGATGCCGTTAAGACACCACTAGTATTACAGCCCATGATACAACCTCCTACGCTCAACCCACGAATAGGGCATGACTATATCAATCCTCGGTTTTCTTTTTGGGCTTTGAATCTAATTTTGGAACCTTTATTTTAGGTGGATATAATTTATCAACGACTTCTTGATAACCGCCATCAACCTTAAATTCCTTTTTTAATATTTCTAATTGCATCTCAGTCAAACCTAAAATAGCATCTTTGTCTTTTTTAGTGAATACAATTTCCATCTCATTATTACCTATAAAATGCACAGCAACATTAAGTGGAACTTTTGTATTTTCTTGGGCAATAAAGGAATAGTCTTCGCCCCCTCGTCTTAAGACAAGAGGCCCATGAACCCTGTGCTTCTTTAATTTAATCAAACTCATTATATCATCTCCTAAAAAAGTAGCCCAAGCCCCCGTTAAGAGGGCTTGAGCCACAGTTTTTTCGTAATCAGATTTGGCCCCAAACTCGGAGCCTAACTGCGCCAATATCTGCGTTTGCGCTTGATGCCGCGTTAGTCCCGTCTAAGTTGGTTGCAGCCAACTGGAAAGACTTTCCACTAGCATATTTGCCTGTTGTTCCTGTTTCAGCGACTACTGCATAAGTGGCTGGCTTCTCTAAACCTGCAACCACAGCACAGTTAATTGTCGATAATCCGAATTGAGAAGCATTAACAACCTCTCCATTCGCTGTATAGGCAGTAATATCACAAACAGCGTCCACACAGTATTCTGAATCCATAACACGCGGGACAGTAAAGCCCTTATGACTAGGTAATATAGTTACTGAGTTTGTCACTTATTCACCCCCTAATCAAGCACTGGTTATGTTAGTTAACTTACCTTGTCCCTTAAAGAAGGAACAACCAGTTTCACCTATTGTTCGATACATACCCTGATTTCCGAGGGTTCCTACACCGAATGGGTTTCCATTACTAATACCATCCTCAAAGTATTGGGTTGGCTTCATAACACTCATCCAAACATGGTCAGTATCAAGCATCAGTATGTCACTTAGTTTATCAGAACCATTACCTGTTGCTGGCATATCCTTAGCAGGGATTAATGGTATATCGAAGTAGGTTGCGACCCTAAAGCCAGTTTCCCTACCCTTTAATCCTCTCAGACCGTTATGGGTTGGAACAACCTCTTTTCTATCCATAAACCTCTCTTGGCTTTGTAGTAAGTCACCAATGGCCTGAATAGTATCATAGCCAGTCATCATAACCTTTGGCGAACCACCATTCTGCCTAACCCTGCGGATTAGGTCATTTAGTAGTGTTAATGTTAGTGGCCTTGAATCACTAGCACCATATCCACCACCAAAATCAACCTCGGCATCTAAGAATGATGCATTAGCCGTTGCAGCGTTAGATGAAATACTTGGTGCGCGTAGTGTTTGTCCATAAATCCTTGAAACATCATCTACAACCGCAGCATTTGAACCATCATTTGCTCCCTGGTCTAATAGGTTTGCATTATACATAGCAGCAATCTCACCAGAAGAAGATACAACCTTGTTTAAGGAAGTGTAGTTTCTGTCAATATCTGTTGCCGTTCCGTCATCGTATGATTCTAGAGGCATAACCAGCATTTTGCTTTGTGCTTCGGCGTGTTGCTTACCCATGTCCTCGCGGATTAACTGTCTTAAGTCACCAATACCGTCATCAATCTTTGCTAATTCCATTCCTAATTCTGAGAACTCAAACAGATGAGCAACCGTCTTTGGGCTGGTGTATAGTTTAGCGTATTGCGGTGCAATTGGCGGAATGTTATTTCCAGTTCCCAAAGTTGCGTTCTCAGGAACTCCACCAATCTTATCCGGTCTTGGAGTAGTAGAACCAGTTGCGCCTGAACCAGTTGAAAACTGGAATCCAGAACCACCTTCGGCCCTTTCCTTTAGAACCCTCCAACCACTCGTTGTGTATGGCCTCTTAGCGATGATTGCTAAGGGGTTTATTTCTTGGTTAAGCATTGACCATACTTTCTGTCCGTATAGAACATTGTATAGGTCGCCTAATCCGCTAGCCGCACTAAAGGGGTTTGAAGATGCATCATGGGGAGTTCCAAAACCACCCACTACACCTGCACTCTTAAGTAAAGAGTTACCCGCAGGGCCGCGAACACCATATGTTTGCGCTTCTAAGTCTTTCATTGTGTTAATATACTTCGTCATTTTATTCACTCCCCATACTTCGCCGCGAGGTTGTGTATGTCGCCCCACGACATTTCAGCCATATCTGCGGCCAATTCTTCTGGAATTTCAAATTCTTGTGACTTAATGATAGTATCATTTTGTTCAGTCAAACTCTTGCGTAATTCAGCAAATTCTTCTCTTAGAGTTGAAACCTCGTTTCTAGCATCATAAGTTGCTCTATCCACAGATTCCTTTCTAACAGTATTTTCGCTTGCAAATCGGTTAGCGAATTGAGTTTGTAGTTTCTGATATGCGACCTTTTCAAGTTCTTCTGCCTTGAATTGCTCATAAGCCTTCTCTACATTCTCTACGCTTAAGTCAAGAGTTGCAAATTCCGAATTATCCCATCCTTTTGCCAATGATTTAGTAGCGGCAGTTTGGTCAAGGGGCTTTCCGGCTAATCCAGTTCCTCCACCAACATTTTCAGATGCTTTACCACCTGAATATCCGGTTTCAACCGAATCTCCACTGACTAATGAAGTTGCACGACGCACCGAATCAGGCGCTTCATTTTCTTCATCTTCTTCATGGAACCCATTAGTATCATCTTCAGAAATATCCATATACTCGGATTTTTCTTCAGCATCAACTTCTTCCGAATCATCATCCTTTTTGATAAGACCGTTTTCAGGTTCCGTCATCTCATTGACTTGCTTCATTAAGTCATTAAGTTCTTCTAGTGCTTGCTCTAATTTTTCTGTCATTTTATTTTCCCCTTTTTCTTGTTTTAATATGTCGAATTTCGCTTCTGGATTTATTCCCTTCTCGCAAATTGTGACTTCGTGTAACTCCAACCTATCTATTTCGTTATATTCACCGAATTCTTTGTTGGTTCTCTTGTGTTTTGATAATGCTTGACCACCAATACTAAATGAGCGTAATGTCCCTTTTCTAACATTCCTAGCAATTTCTTTTGCCTTCTCTATGTCATCTCTCATTTTTATTACTACATAAAACCCTACATCATCTACTGCTGTTTTATGCATTACCCCATTTTTATCTCTATGTTTATCTATTACTTCCCCGACTTGAACATTTGAATGGTTTGACATTACATTTCTGTATTTATTGTCTTTCATAAATTTTGATACTGCTTCATTGAGTGCTTCTAAAGTAATCAAGTCATTTTGCTTATCTACCATTTCTATTGAAGCATAACCACCGATAACTAATTCATCTGATTTAAGAATATCAAAATTATGTTCTTCTTCCGCCTTGAGCAGTAGTGTTGCTTCGGACACGCTACCCTCACTCCCTCATACTACTTAACCTCGGTGTCCTCTCCACCATCTAAGGTTAAATTTTTATACCTGTCCTCAGTAATATCCCACACCCCTTTATCTTCATCGTCTTGAAGCATTTGTTGTTTATATCCTGTCCAAACTATCCATTTGTCCTCATCATCAATAGGAACTACTCTAAAGTGCATTCTAGTCTCAAATTTCTTGCCTATTAATTTATATTCGTGATAACCATCCTTTTGAACACCAAGAATGATTTTACCTTCGTCTAAGATTTTATGCGGGTCTATTGTTTCAGATACCTGAGCAGGATATTTACCTGCCTTACCAAATAGGTTGAAAACATCTTCTTCATTATCAATATCTATTAACCATGCTAATTTTTCATCTTTAAGTTCAATTACTAGATTCAAATTATCATCCTTTCTTAGAAAGACCTTAAAGGTTCCTTTTTTTTTAGACCACTTTTCCGCAGGGGGGTCATCAATATCCTTCATTAAAAAGTCAGGAGAGTGATACCACTT